TTGAAATTATTGAGGATGTCAGGCCGAGCAGCAAGAAACGCCTTTGCATCAAACTGATCAACGCCTTGCGAATATTGACCAATATCTTTAAGTCCAAGGCCACCAAGGGCGGGACGTGCAGCAGCTTCAGCACCCAATAGGGCTTTAAGCGTATCTGGGTTGGATATGCTCGCAAGATAGTCGCGGGTAGCTTGTGCAGGGTCAAAACCAAATGAGTTGCCTGAACCGCCAAGTGTTAAAGCTGGGCGTGCTCCAACGTCTGGTATATACTCGCCTGTCTGTGGGTCGTAAGGCATAAAATTAGAGGGAAGAAACTGCGTAAACGCTACCTGTGGTAGAGCCGTAGGAATAGAGGGAAACAACCATTGCTTGTCCCGATGTTAGGGAAGCGGGGAAACTACCACCAGCAGAGGTCCAAGCTGGCCAGCTAGTCGTAATGGTTCCACCTGTGTTGTTCTTTAGGGCCACAATGTTTATTTGGCCGCTATCAATGCTGGAAAGCGCAAACGTGCTATTACCGCTCAGTTCGATTCTGGCGTTACTTGCAGCCGCAAGATTGAGGGTGATGGTTCCGCTTGTGGCATAGCCAAATTCAGGAACCAAATCAAGCAGCGTAATGTTGGCGATGCTGGCAATGACATTACCCGTAATTGGGCCTGTAAAGTTTCCGGCAATAGCTCCCGTTCCTGTGATAGTTGGTGAGGTTAACGTCTTGTTTGTTAACGTCTGGCTTGCCGTTAGTTGAACAATGTCGGAATTGGTAATAGTCGCAATCTTGGTGGCCGTTGCTGCGTTACCCGTAGTGCTGCCAGATGAACCACTAACGTTGCCGGTAACATTACCTGTTACAGCTCCAGTAAGGGGGCCGGAAAACGCTGTGGCAGACACCGTTCCGCCGCTTGTCCAGCTAGGACCACCCGTGCTTAGTTTGGCTGGGGTAATACCAGCATCCTTAACAATGATAGCCCCACCCGAAAGCTGGGTAGTCGTGCCGTCAACCGCACCCGATACAAACGTAGCTGCATCAACCAAGTTATTGAGGTTGGTTGCACTAACTTGCGTGTCGGCAACAATCGTTGCTCCTTTGGATAGAATTGCCATGTTATGAGGCTTGTGTTAACGCTCTGAAGGTGGGTGATGCTGTGAGCTTTACTAAGCGCAACTTGGGTCGTCCAGCAGTCGGAGTATATCTAAGTTGCATTCCGTAAGCCCGAATGTTGCCGATTCTACCACGCAGAGATGCGTCTTCACCTACCGCTAAGACTTCACCAAGGATGCCAGATACGGTGCCAAGCTCAAATTCACTATCCAAATTCTCAGACACACCCTCAATGAGAGCGTCGGAGTTGTTGCTTTCGCTGGATTCCGTGTGAATTTCAAAGCTGTTGAACTTCTTGCGTTCTGGGCTTTGGAATGTAAACTCACGGGTTAACGCTTCCGATTCAACGTGGAAGAATTTGGATGGGAGGCCGGGGAACGTGTAGATGTTATCTACGTCATCAACGCGGGACTCCACCTCATTGATGCCGCCAAATCGGTTGATGGCAAAGAGTCTATTAACGCCACCAGCACTAGAGGTAATGAAGTTGGCCACGTCCCAGCCCTCCTGTTCAATCAAATCAATGCTTTCCCAACCTTGGTTGAGCAAGTTGTAAACCAATATGGCGTTGTTGTAGATGGATGCGTTTAACGGGATGGCAATGTAGTAGCGATTGTTGTGATAGATGGCTACCGACTTGTCGGCATACTCCTTGTTAATTTGGCGAATGATGGGGTCAATTGGGTCAGACAAGGGTAGTCCTGCTCCGCGAAGATTATAGAGGTCGCCGAAGGCTGTTGCGTAAACACCGTTGTCTGAAAGGAAGAAAATTTGATTGGCAATGGTTACAACGGAACGACGAGCCACAAGCCCAGCTTCGCGTGTAATTTCTTTGAGTGTAATGTCCGTCAGGCTACCCGATAGCCCGCTAAGAAGATGAATGCTATTGCGATTGAGAACCACAGCATTGTCGTCAGTAAATGGGTGGACATACTGCAAATAGTCAGCAATGCCAGCCGTAACCTTGAACTGATTCTGGATGTGGTCATAGGTGTCTGAATCAAAAATGTCGGAGAATATCAACTCATCCCTTACGTTGCGGCTAGTAATTGTTTCACTGCCAGATGTTCCAGTAGAGGTGTAGTAGTAGGGTGCAATGATACGACGTTGATGATAGACTCCCCACGGGGGCGCGGGCATATGAACAAATCCAAGTCCTTGTGACTGAGCTACGGAATAAATTACCTTGTGACTTGCGTGATCTGCAACTTGGGCAAAGAAGGTGAATGTATTGGCATTAGGAACAGACGCAATGGTGTAACCAACTCCGTTTTCCACTAAATGGGTTGTGCTATTATCCACCACAAAAATCTGTCTTCCAACAGAAAGACCATGAGCCGTCTCACTTACAGTCACAACACCATCTGCAATGCTTGTGTTGTTATTAGCATTGTAATACGTTGTGTTGGCATAGGTGCCATTTGCCACCTTAACAAAGGCTGGGCTACCAGTAACAACGCCGTTCCAAGATAGGGCCGTAAGTCCATCTCGGAAGATGAACACCTTGTTAAACGCCTGAATCATCTCAACATCGTCTGTTATGGTGATGCCAGATGGATAGGCAATGTCAGTTGTAGCTGCTGTTGAGCAATTAACCGCAATGGCTTTAGAATTGAGGGCCAAAATAAAGTATTCGTCATTGTCATCCGAGGGGTCGGAGAACAAGCAAGAGCCGTAGGCATTGTTGATGTTGCTGCTCAGAAGAGGAGCCCCGGCAAAGTTGTCGAAGTCAATTGAATAGGTTTCGCTACCCGTAGCACCCGTAATGGTGAATGTAAATGTTGTTGAGCCTGTAACGGTAATTGTGCGATTGCCGTTGGGGTTAACTGTTCCCGTAAGCCCAGCGATACCCACTTGCGTGCCTGTAATAAACCCATGTGCAAGAAGGGTTGTAATCGTAACCGTCGTTGTGCTGCGAGTTGCGCTACTAATTGTTTGATTGGTCCAGACGTAGAACGGAACAATCAACGCTTCGCCGCTATTACCAAGCTGAGGCCCAAAAGCATTAGACCCTTTTCGGGGTTGCCAAGCACCGTCAATGTCCATGCGTCCATTGATGGACACAGCCAGCTCGCCAGACTTTAATTGATCGGGGCGCAATCGGGCATTGATTCGTGAGAATCCAATGTCCACCTCATCATTGAACTGACTGTCTTTTTCGCCAAAAGTGTTATAACGAGCCATTGGCCTATCATACCCTACTGTGCCTTAGCACAATTAGGAACAGGACTTACGTTTGCCGTAGGCTGCTTTGCCAAAACCCTCGTAGTCCTTCTTCTTGTTCTCTTTCTTTTCGTGCTTAATCATCTGCTTGCGTGACTTGTAGTTTTCGTTTTTCATAAAAAGATATTAGCACGACCATGCTTTTCGGCTCCAGTAGTTGGCCGATAGTTTGTTAGATGTGCCCTTGATGCCGCCGGAACGGGCACAATAGGAGGCTTTCCGGCTAGGAACGCTCTTCTTGATGGACATATTGGCATCCCCAAAGCGTATCACCTTGGACTTCCCATTAGCACAGGCGCGGACTACAGACTTCTTGCCGCCGCTAATGTCTCGCCTAGGGCTGTTACAGGGTAGATTGCGTGGGTTCATGGGTCAAATGGCCTTAAATCGCAAGGAAACAGGGTTCTAGGGCCTATTGGCTTCCTTCTTCTTACGGCGTTTCGGCTTAATTATAACAGAAGGAGCCTTTTTAGCCCCAATCCACGGAGCGACGGCAAAGACCATTCCAAGCCCGGCCGCGACGCTCGCGAACCGTTCAAACGTGAGAAGCGCCCGGTCTGCGGCCTCCTTGTGCGTGCGCGAAATCGTCAGCTCCTCATGCAGCGCCTTGTTGATCAGCGCCGTCATCGGCTCGATGACCGCGTAAAGTTCGGCGGTCATGGCCGGCGAGTTGAGCGTTTCAATTTGCCCGGCGTCGCAGGCTGAACGCGCTTTCTTGAGGTAGGCTGCAACGAGTTTGTGCTGCGCCACGAGTTCCACCGGGTTGCCAAATTCCGCGAGCAATCGCTCCGCCTCGGCTTGGAGCTTCGCCAGCGAGTCGCAAAACTCTTTGGCGTTGATCAGTCCCTTGCTTGCCTTTGCCTGACCGTCCACGATAGCCAGCCCGTAAATATCGAAAAGCGGACTGAGCACGTTGCTCGTCATCGCAAATTCTTTGTCGCTCGCCGCGATGTGCTCCGAGACCGATTTCACGGTGACCACTCCGACGCCTGCGAAACAAACGACGACCGCGGCGAGCGCAGCGGTGATGACCTTCGGGCTCATTTCTTCAGGAACCTGCCCGGATTCTTGGAATACTTTTTTGCGAGCGTCGTGATGCCGTCGATAATCTCCGGCGCGAGCAGACCGGCGACGCCGTAGGTGACCGCCTTCACAAGTGAGCTGACCTCGATCTGCTCAACGATAAACCATGCGAGCGTCGAGACGATGGCCGCCATGATAACGCGCCGCACGCTGTCCCAGATCGTCCCTTGGATCGGGTTGGCCAGTAGGCGAGCAATCATGCCAGCGCCGCCAATCACCGCAGTCAGCCAGCCCGTTTCTTTCCAGAGCTTGGCCACTTCCATGAGGTCTTTGTGCTCGTTCATTTTTTTCGCATCTCCATGATTTTTTCAAGTGTGCGACCGCCGAAATAGAACGACATGATGAGCATGCCCCACTGACCGAGCAGCGAAACGTAAGACTCGTTGGCGTTGTATCCGAAGGCTGACATGCCCGCGAAAATAAAGTAGCCAGCAAGGATTGCCGCGAGCGTCATTGGCCGAATGTTTTTCGACCACCACGAGTCCGAAGCCATGTCCGCTTTGAGGCGGTCGGTCAGGTTGTCTTGCTCGACGCGGTAGGCTTCGAGGTCCGCGTTCATCTTCGCCA